ACAAATGGAGCGGTGAGCGTGTACGCGACTGAGTTGGTGCGAACTCGCGACTATCGTATTCCTGCCGTACCGTCCGGGTTCAGGGAGATGACCACTCCATAGGAGGCGTTATGAAGAGAGTTCCGCTTGCACTATTGATCATACTCTTTGCCGTACCAGTTTTCGCGGCCTCTGAGTGGTTTATCGTGGCTAAAGAGTATGAAATTGGCAAAGACACCATTCCTGCATACTTCAAGGTACAGATCGATGGGAAAGTCACCAAGTTACAGCCCACAGAAACGGAAACAGGTGTGTATCCTAAGTATGATGTGACAAGGTTTGTTGGCACTGGGCAGCGCAAGATACGGATGCGAGCCTGTAATAAAGCCGACAAATGTTCGCTATGGAGTGATTGGTACAAGTTCAAGCTATTGCCTGATGATACGCCAGAGAATCTCCTATTGATCAGAGAACCTTCAAGCGAGAAGGTCAGGAGTGAAAAATGAAAGCGCTTGCAAAGAAATTCCTTGAGACGGTTGAAGGCAGTAGGGGAAAGGTCTCGGTCACTCGTGTTACCATGATGATCATGTCAACGCTTTACGTGTTCATGGCAGTATGGAAGCTTGTCAAATCAGGAGAAATCGTTGATATACCTCTCCAGCTTGCCGGGTTCCTCGCTGTTCTGTATGGAACTAATACTATTCCATCACAGATTGGAAAGGCAATTGAGGCTTATATGGCTCAAAGAGAGGCCAAGAAGAATCAGCAAACGACTGAATAGACCGTCCTATTTAGTCTTAGCGCCCACGCTACCCTTCTCCCAGTGTGGGCGCTTTTCTTTACCAAAAAAAAGAAGCCCTACTAACGGGGCCGATTCCGTCAATAGGGCTTCAATCAAAGGGGATGTTACTTACTTTAGCTCTGAGGTGAGAGGAGCTAAAGTGTTGAGAAGATAGTGAAGCAGCAAATGCTTGAGCATGCTATTAGTGTAGCATAGGTCTTTTATTATGTCAAGAGAAAAAATTTATAGGCGTTTGGTTTGCAAAGTTTTGTCAAAAAGTGTAATGTTACCTACGATACAAAAGGCCAAAAAACAGCGAAATTCCGTACCAATTTGGTACGCAAAAAATAGTCATTTTGTACCAAATCAGAACACTATACTTATGTATATTAATACTTCGTATTAATATCCATAGAAGAATAAATTCTACTTCGTAGAATTATATTCTCGTTTATGAGAAGAGATACAATCCTAAAGATATATTAACCATATATCTTTAGGGCGCTCGAAAAAATCTCGCGCACGAAAACCTTGATTTTTTCATTTCTCTCTTAAAGACTTTTTGGCAGCCAAAAATGCATCCTGCCATGAATGAGGAAAAAGAGAAAATTTCGCTAAAGAGAAAAAGAAAAAAACAATGCGCCTGAAAGCTGCTTATTTAAGGGCTAAACTTTTTTTCCTTTTGACTTGACAAAAAAACCTATCTGTGATAGGCTATATCATCGTTGCACAATCAAAGGAGGGTGTAGTAAATGGCAGTTGGTTCCAGTAGCAAGACAAGAATGCCTTACATGGACTTTTTACAATTGCAGAAGTTTGCGCTTGATGCAATAGAGGTTTTTGAGATAGGGCCACAAGCGACACGTTTCTATTTGCAGATCGTAAAACAAACACTCGGGCATCGCAGACTTCAGGCTGTCCTCTCTACAGATGATTTTACAAGAGGTAATCCATTCACGCAGACAACAGGCATGTCACTGCCTGATTCTAATATTCGCAGATCACGTGGAAGACTGCTTCGTAGCGATCTCATTCAAGTAAAAAAACTCAAGGGAGGCAAGTGGTGGTACCGCTTAAACCTCCCTTTTATTTTGCAATCGCTTGCGAAAATGTTTAAACGGCATCCTTCTAAAAAGCTGAAGGATTTAATTACACGTGTTGTTGACGTTTGGCAAAATTTAGATTGGGTGGAGGACTCTATGACTACCATTGTTGAAGAGTATGCAGCAGGAAAGAATCTGACAACACAACACAGACAAAAAGTAGCTGATAAGTTGAAGAACACACTCAAGCATGTAAAAGCAGGAGACAAGGCAAGAGTTGTCTCCACGTGGGTTAAGACTGCCATGGAAGAACTTTGCGAAGAGTATGGCTTCCAGTACAAAGAACTCTGGACAGGTCGCGATAAACAATCCGCCAAGATGTGGTTGGTTGATATATCTAAACAAGGGCTTGAAGCAAAAGAAGCACTACGTCCAATTATCAAGAATTGGGTGCTGCTGCATACAAACTTGCAGAATGAGAAAGGACTTCGGTTGATCTTGTTTGCTTTTCCCACGTTCAGGCAGATTTTCAAGTTCAGGCGGGAGATAGATAATTGGGTCATCACACACGATGTACCAAAAAGAGAAACAAGTATTCGATATGAAGCAAAGCATTTTGAGGAAGATGCCAAAGGCTTCACGCCACTCCCTACTGACAAGAAAGGAGAGTATTGATGAGCGATAAACCGAAGATCGTTTATCCTTGGTCTGACAAATCTTTCTCAGGCACTAAGGATGACAAGATCGCAGTGTATGACGAGTTGAGCAGGTTGGGCTATCCTATCAAGTCGCTACAGAAAACTCCAAGCGAACTCGTTCAAACACTCTTGCATGTGCTTATGACAAAGTTTTTTCTTGCGGCAGGTGAGTGGGTATGCTTGATCTCTGATAGTGCGTTTTTTCTTCGTGAGGTGTGCGATGCCCTGCCAGTTGTTTTCGCCCTGACGAAATCTCGTGCGCCTATGACAGTGACGAATGAGACTGTGAGCCTCCACATGTCGCATGCTGCAAAAGGTCATAGCATCATCGATCTAACTGACTCACAAAAGTTTATACGCCATGCCGAGACTGCTGGACTACTCGTGTGGGAGAATATTAATCAAGAGACTCCGTTTGGCTCCAAGTATGGCTCAAAATTTCTTGAGTTACTCACTGCAAGATTGAAGAGGCCGAAAACTTCAAACTTGTTCACTTTGCTATGTAGGCAAGATTGGAATGAGGATGCCGTGAGAGCTATGTATATGCAACAAGTGGAAGCAGTGTTTGGTCAAACTGCCACAGCGATCATTGAGGAGAGGTGTATTTTTAAAACAGCCATGGTACGAAAGAAGATGGGATTGAAGATAGACAAGGATTGATGGAGGGGAGATGTCAATAGGGCTTGGGCTGATACGAAAAATCATTGAAGATAAAGTTTCCCTGTCCTTTTTGTCGGGGCAAGGAGTAACACGAGATCACTTCATAGACAACGAAAAAGAAGCATTCGGTTTTCTGACTGATCACATTATCAAGTATGGCAAGCATCCAAAACGAAAGACCCTTGAGAGGGAGGTAGGTGTAACGCTATCTGCGATCTCTGACGAGCCTATAGAGTATTGGATTGAAAAGGTTAAAAAGCGGTCACGCTTGACCTTGCTTGCTTCTGCTTCAAAAGACGTATTATCCGCTACACGTGACGGTGACTTTGATGAAGCATTCAAGACTTTACAGCGAGCATATTCACGCCTGATCGCGGAAGCTGGAGATCGGAAAATAACTACCCTTGCTCAAGAGTCTATCAAGGTTCGAGATGTCCATGACGAGCATCAGATGGCAGGGTATATGTCTGGAGTTCCTTTTGGCATGCCTTTCCTTGATGCTATTTCAGATGGGGCGCAGGCTTCTGACACGGTTGCTGTTGTTGGTCGTCCGGGTGCGGGGAAAAGTTACTTTCTTGCACACATGGCAAACTCAGCATATAGTTATGGCGCTACACCGCTCTATGCTGCTTATGAGATGAGTAATCTTCAAAATGCAAGAAGACTGATCGCCCTACGAACAAACCTCTCGGCTACATCGGTGAGGCTTGGTAGGTTGAGCTTTCAAGGCAAGAAGATACTGCATGATCAAGTATATGAGCTTCACGATATTGGTCGGCCTTTCTACCTGATGCAAGGAACATTGAAAAGTACAGTTGAGGATTTGGTCGTTGCTATTCAAGAGCTTAAGCCCACTGTCCTGTACGTTGATGGAGCTTATTTGCTCAGGACTGCAAACACGAATCTCGCAAGGTGGGAACGAATAAGTGAAACGGCTGAATTCCTGAAGTCTATTGCAAGTGAGTTCGGCCTGCCTGTTATCGCAAGCTATCAGTTTAACAGGAAGGGCGCAGGGAACTTGTCAAATATTGCTGGTGCTGATGCTATTGGACAGCTTGCCAGTATTGTGATTAGTATCGATGACGAAGAAGATGATTATGAATCAGAAGGCCGAAGTATGGGAGCAACAAGGATGAAAACTCTTGAACTTCTCAAAGGTCGTGAGGGCGAGTCTGGAGTTCTCCGTGTTGTCTACGACATGCAGAGAATGATCATTAAGCAGGATTCGATTATTCGTGGGGTTGTACCTCGTGGGGCGGATGATTGAAAGCGCTTGCAAAAGGAGAAAGCATGAAGATACATGTCAAAGTGGATGTTGATATTAGGGATGAAATGAGTAATCCATCAAAAGCGTGTCATATAGACCTTGAACTTGAAACGAAGCATAGTGAGTGTGAGGCTTTGGATGACACTTTTGGGCAGATCACTCGTATGTTGAAGGACATCCTCCATGGATGAACAGTCGATCAAAAGTTTTATCCTCTCGCTTGATGTGGAAGTAGGCGATCTCAGGGTTGGTGATAAGTGGGTAAATATGAAGTGTCCTCTTGCTCCGTATCTTCATTCAAGCGGAACAGATTCAAGGCCAAGCTTTGGAATATCCATTTCAGAGGACTCAACCTCGGTGTATTATTGCTTCGGCTGCACTCCAGAGGCTCGTCCTCTTGGTTGGTTACTACATAATTTTTACGTGCTAAGTGGAGCTTTCCCTACTGAAGCTGCGAAGATTTACATGGAGAATGAGATTTTTGAGGAAGAGGATGCATTGCCTAAATTCTCTGACCCATGGTTTAACCCAAAAGTGAAAGTCAAATCGCCCGTACCTCCAGAGGTATTACGGCGGTACCCATTGTTACAGTATTCCCATTCGCCTATTGAACGAGAGATTCGCCATTGGCTCTCCGTTGTTCGTGGAGTTCCAGAGTGGGTTCAAAACATGTGCCAACTAAGACATAATCCAGAGAATAGATCGGTAGTGTTTCCTCTGACAGACTTTCGCGGCAACGTCATGACTATGCGTGAGCGTGTTATCAAGACAAAGCATATCTGGACTGTCTCACCAAAGCTTGCAGGCTACGATGGCGACTTTACTCCACTCAAGACTTCTGGAGCGTGGTTCGGATTGGCCCTTGTTGACTGGCGAAACCCAGTTATCGTTGTTGAAGGCGAGATTGATGCTATGCGACTAATGGCTCTTGGATACTCGAATGTGATAGCCTCTGCAACAAGTAGTGTGACAGATGCTCAGATTGATGCGATAGGAGCAGATACCCTGCTTCTTGGTGGTGATGCAGATAAAGCAGGGAGAAAGATGATCAGAAAGATCAAAGAAAGTATGCAGTCCAAAGCTGTGTTGTTCAAGTTACTCTGGTCTGTAGCGAAAAAATCAAATGGGGAGCCGTGTAACGATGCGGGGGATTTGCCTAACGATGAGGAATTGCAAAAGGTATTGGACATGGCAGAACTCATTTGAGATTTTCCTTGACAAAAAACAAAACGTAATGTATAGTACAGGAAGGAGGTGATGGCATGGATTTGAACCACATATTTATGTATCATGCACCAACGGAAGGACAGCCTGAAAAGTATGAAAAAATAAGGGAGGCGGGGAAAGAGTTTGCCAAAGTTATCATGGCGAACACTCCGGCATGCGCTGATCAGACTGCTGCCATTCGTAAAGTTCGAGAAGCAGTGTTCACCGCTAATGCAGCAATAGCCCTTGATGGGCATAACTAAAAGGAGGTAGTGAGGTATGGCAAAAAAGCAATGGTACCAAAAAGGTAAAGATGGAGTTAAACGTTCAAAGCAGGAAGACGCGGCTGCCAAGGCAAGACGTGAGCAGCGTGGCCCACGTAGGTTCTGGCTTGACAATGGAACAAGTGCGAAGGCTACGTTTCTTGATACTCCTGCGTTCTTTCTGTACGAGCATAATATCAAGATCGGGAAAGACTTCCACAACTTTTTCACTTGCATTAAGGATTTGGACACGTGCCCACTCTGCGAGGCCAAATACATGCCAAGTTACATCATGGTCGGCACGATCATAAACCATAAGAAGTCCGTGGACAAGAAAGGTCAGGTTCACCAACATGAGAAACAGCTTATCGTTCTGAAAGGCCAAGCGAGGCAGAACATGCTGCGGAAGATCAAGAAACGCGGTGGCGACATTACCATGACTCGTTTTGAAATGTCACGCGGAGATAGCTCTACTGAATGTGCCACAGGTGAGGATTTCGAGTTTCTCGGCAAAGTTGACAAGAAGAAACTGCTTGCTCTCAAACCTGCGGATGTTGACCCGAAGGAATGGCTGAAGCCTTTCGACTACGAAGAAATCTTTGCACCTAAAACCGCCAAAGAGCTTGCCAAGCTTGCAGGTGTTGATGCCCCTGTCGGCTCTGATTCTGAGGATGAAGAGGAAGAGGACGAGTTTGATGATGCAGAGGACACGGAAGATGAAGAGTCTGAAGATGAGGATGAAGATGAGTCGGATGACGACGACGATGACGCTGACTCAGATGATGACGACGATGACGATGACGATGCTGATTCGGATGAAGATGAAGAGGACGAAGATGAAGAATCCGAAGAAGATGAGGACATAGACATCGAGGACGAGGACGAAGAAGAGGAGAAGTCCAAGAAGAGCGACAAGAAAAAGAAGAAAGACAAGGGCAAGGAAAAGTCCAAATCCAAAGAGCCTCCCAAGAAGGAGAAGTCCTCTAAAAAAGAGGAAAAGAAGAAGTCCAAAAAGGACAAAAAAGGCAAGAAGGGCAAGTCAGTAGAAGACCTCATGTAAGGAGTGCAATCGCTTGCAAAAGTATAGTAAAATAATAATTGGAACCCACGTTTTTCTGCCACGTTCAGAGGTTGATGATCTTCGAGGCTTGAAGACTGATCTGATGACTGAACGGAAGTACAGTGAGGACATCATAAAGATGTACAGGTTGACTCCTTCTTGGATTGGAGTTCCACTGTATCATTTCCGCAGCGTAGACAATCTCGCCAAAAAGGTAATTGACAAGAGAACACGTGGGACGGATGTGAAGATCACATTCACAAAGGAACTTCGATCTGCTCAAGCTACTGTCGTTGCTCAATTCAAGACTTTGCTGGCTTCGGGGGGAACAGGCTTCTTGCTGCAAGCGCCCCCCGGATTTGGCAAAACAGTCACAATACTGAAGATGCTAAGTTCGATCAACAAAACCACTCTCGTGGTAGTTCCAAGGTCGAATTTGGTATCTCAGTGGGTTAAAAGGATTCGTAAGTTTACTGGCCTTTCTGACAAGGATATTGGCATTGCTCTGGAGCGAAAGTGCGTGTACAAGGGAAAGAAGATCGTTGTGGGCCTTGTCCACTCTCTTGCCCTTGACAGGTTTGGCGATGATTTTAAAAAATACTTTGGATGCATAGTGTTCGATGAAGTTGATCGCTCGGTACCTCCAACGACCTTTGCGCCTGTTGTCCAGATGTTTCCATCGTACTACCGCATAGGTGCAAGTGCCACATTTAAGAGGCAGGATGAGACTGAGGTGGTATTCTACAAGCATATTGGTCAACACCTTCTAAGAGGAAAAGATGAAGGTAGGATGGCTGCTCAAGTTCTCATGTATAACTTCGATGGTAGTTCTGGTAGGGTATGGAGTGGGAGTAGCACGATTAATCGTAGAGGCATGCTCTTGTCCAAGCTTGCCATGAATCCTTTAAGGAATGCTGTGGTTCGTAGGTTCGTGGAATTGATAGTAAACTCGGATAGACGAGTGATAGTCCTGTCTGATAGATCAGAGCAGCTTATTGCGTTACGAGAGGCTTTGCTGTCTCGTTCTGCGGAGAATGGTCTGAAAAGTTCTGACATTGGATTTTATGTACGAAGGCTACCTGTTATACCTCTTCATCGGGAAAAAGGTGCCAAAACGAAGTACAAAGAGGTCTCACAAAAGTATAGGGATACAGTTGCCAGAAATTGTAAGGTCATCCTTGCTACCTATGGAATGATCGCAATAGGCACAGATATTCCAGATGTGGCTGGCATGATCTATGCTACTCCACAAACAGAAACAGAACAATCAAGAGGGAGAATAGAGAGATTCGTAGATGGTAAGAAGCAGCCTGTCTTGGTCGATATTATTGATCGGTTCTACCCTGATGCTCAGAGGTGGGCAACAAAGCGTGAGTTTGAATACAGGGAAAAAGGACTGAAGATCAAGTATGTTCAAGGAGGCGTGTGATGGGACGGAGAAAACAATCTGCTGATGGCTTTAACTACAAGGAATGGTATAAGGCCAATAAGAAACGATTGTCGAAGGAACGAAAAGAGAAGTATGAGTCAGATCACGATCATAGGGCAAAGATTCAGGCTGATGCAAAAGCCTACTATCATGCCACTAATGCAGGTGTTAAGCGTGACAGAAAAACGCTGACTGATGGAAAAACTACGTTTATCACCATTGGCAAGATATCGGAAATGATCAATCGCAAAGTTCAAACTATTAGGGAGTATCATAATACGGCTGTCATTCCAGAGCCTTCTTTTTATGACTCCAGAGGTTGGAGACTGTATACCTTTGAACAGGCGAATTTGATCAAGAAGATTTTTGCCGCGTTTGACAGGAAGGAGATTAAATCTCTTACTGATGTGAGCGAAATCTTGCATGCGAAATGGAAAAAGAGGTGAGTATGTCGGATAAGAAGAATGTAGCACTCGCTGAAAGAGAAGGGTCTATTACGGTAACGACTACTGTTCTCAACGAAACAAAGGAGAAACGTAAGAAGATACAGATTCGCCCTTTTGTCACTAACCCTGCTTCGGTTTCAGTGAAGCTCGGTTCGACAATTCCCACAGGTGATTATAGCAGTGTTCGCATAGACGTTATGATCACTGCACCTTGCTACATTGAAGAGGTGCCAGAGATGTACAAGAAAGTCAAGAAGATGGTTCATGCTCTGCTAAACAAAGAGGTTGATCGGTTGACTGAGGAGGAATAGCATGGCTAAGAAAAAGAAAAAAGAGCCTGAAAAGCCTGTTAACTTAGGCTCATTATTTACCACCCTGAATGCTCAATACGGGGCGCAGACGATGGTACCAGCGTCACAAATCAGGTACGACCCGCCACGTCTCCCGACAGGCATCTTTGCGTTAGACTTTGCTGCTGGAGGAGGCTTGCCTCTTCATGGCTCCACATGTGCGTGGGGGCCAGATCAAGGTGGAAAGTCAAGAATCACGATTGCTGCCATGAGGATAGCTTCTATGATTTGCTGGAGATGCTTTAACCTGTTGGAGACATGCACTTGTCACAAACCAAAGCCCATGAAATCAGTGCTTGTAGACATAGAAGGAACGACTGATGCACAATGGCTCGAAGCCTGTGGAGTTCCGAAGGATTCGTATTACTACATTCTTTGTGATTCAGGTGAGCAGTACGTCAATGTCAGTGAGAGCGTCCTTCGGGCCGATGACTGTGGCCTTCTGGTAGTAGATTCGCTTGCTGCTCTTGTTCCTGAATCTGAGTTTGACGCTCCGATGGAACAGGAGTTTATGGCACTTCAGGCCCGTTTGATAGGCAGGGCTGTGAAGAGAATCAAACAAAGACTCATTCGAGAACGCAAAAAAGATCATGCCTGTACTGTGTTATTCACGAACCAAATGAGGATGAAGGTTGGAGTTTCCTTTGGCGACCCGGAAGTAATGCCCGGAGGCTTCAGCATGAAACATGAATTCTCTTTGTTGGTAAGGATTGCCAAGAAAATGCTGGATAAGAATGGCACCGATGCAAAGTACATCAATGAGGTCTATAACAAGGCAATGGCAAGCAGACATTCTTTTGCGCTTAAAAAGGAGAAGATTGCCACTCTTGCAGGTGCAGGAGAGTTTATCGTTGTGAAAGAATCTATTCCAGAGCTTGAGCTTGAGAAGGGCATGATTGATGACTATGGTTCAGTGCTTAAGTTTGGAAAGGAGCTTGGGATAATCGTTAAGGATGATGCTGCAAAAGTTTGGCGTGTGAATGTGAACGGAAAGAAGATGAAGGCAGCGAAGCAAGATGATCTCAAGCTTTATTGGAAAAAGAACTTTCCAGTGTACCTTGCGACTCAACAGGCCATCATTCAAGCGGCTAAAGGGGCAAGGCATGGAGGTGGTTCATGCCAAATGTAAGATGTGCGGTGTGCAAGCGCTTGCAGAGGCTCCCAAATCAGGATAGAAAATACATACTGGTGTACAGTCGGTTTATCTGCTCATGGCCTTGTGCGTTGAAGTGGATTAAAAAGCAAATACCTCTTGATGGGAAGTACACGCCCCAACAGATGTGGGGAGCTATACCAGTTAATGAAGGTGGGGCATACGCAGATTTCAAATCAGACTTTGAAAGGAAAGTAGCCACTGTCTTTGATCTTGAAGGAATTGATTGGCAGTATGAAAAATGGATGTTTGAGGTTGGGCAGAATGGTCACTATACACCTGACTTCTGGCTTCCAAAGTTCGGCAGTTTTATCGAAGTTAAAGGCATGTGGTGGACTACTCAGCGTAGAAAGTTCGATAAGTTCACAGGCCAATATTCTAAAGTGCCTATCATGCTTTTCAATTGGTTGTTGAAGCCAGAAGTGGACAAGATCATCACGAACTCGGGAGGAGCATCATGGCGGAACAGAAAAATTATATAGTTACAGGTTGTGCAGGCTTCATCGGCTTTCATGTAGCAAAAGCGTACCTTGCTCAAGGCCATGTTGTCATAGGTATCGATAACGTCAACGACTACTACGATGTGAATTTAAAGAAGTCAAGGCTCCAGCAGCTTGCGCTCTTTGGCGATGAGCAGTTTATCTTTCTCCAAGCAGAGCTTGCGAATTACGATGATATCAAAGAGATTGTCAAGACCATCAGGTTTCGTGGAGTGTCTCCACAAACTGTTATTCACCTTGCGGCTCAGGCTGGAGTGACGTATGTCAATATAAATCCATGGGCGTATCTACAGTGCAACTTGACAGGGTTTTGGAATATGCTGTTACTCGCCAACTCCCTTGAGGTTTCCAAGTTCCTTTATGCCTCTTCGAGTTCAGTATACGGAGAAAAGGTTATTCCATTCTCTGAATCTGACTCAGCGACTCCAGTGAATTTGTATGGCGTAACCAAGAAATCCAATGAGGATATGGCCTATGCGTTCTATCACAATACTAATGCCATGTGCGTAGGTATGCGATTCTTTAACGTCTATGGGCCTTGGGGCCGTCCAGACTCAGTGCTATGGAAATTTGCTGATGCAATCATGAAGGGTGAACCTTTAGAGGTTCGTGGTCACTTTGATGGTTCGACCTTTAGTGCAGCAGAAAGAGACTTTACATATATCTCTGATGTTGTAAAGGCAATCATGGAAATAGAGTCACGTGCGCTTCATACGATTAGTCCTCTTGTTGTCAATATAGGAGGGGCGCACACGGTTGATATTATCAAGGTTGCTACCTTGCTCGCTAAGCACTTGAAGAGAGGCTTCTCGGTCAATGCAAAGGAATTGGAGCATGGCGAGCTTCTTACTACTCGTGCCTCCACGAGAAAGCTCAAAACTCTGATAGGATATGCTCCGTCAATCCTGATTGAGACAGGTGTTGAGGAGTTTGTCAGATGGTATAAGGAATGGATGGGAATTGATCAGATTATAAGGATGTAGACAATGAGTGATCTGGTAAGAAAGATTCGAGTTGCAGCTAATAAAGGGAAAGAACGTTCTCCCATACTGACAAAGATTGAACAGCGTGGAGACCCGTATCAGATTGCTGCTGAATTCCTGAATTTACACGTGGGAGAGTCTGAATCACAAGTGATCTCTTACCCTCGTGCCTCGTCTGTTCATGACGCATGTATGAGGATGCATGTGATAGGCTCTGTTGAAGGGTCTACCGTCAAACGATGGGGCAGTTTGAAGTCTGCTATGACTTTTGGATTCGGGGATGCGCTGCACTATTGGTCGCAAAACACGAATTCCATCTTCGGTGACAAGAGGAGGGGTTGGTGGAAGTGTTTAGCATGTGGAAGGGTTCGCTATTTTGGCAAGCCCCCGCAGAAGTCCTGTAAGTGTGGCGCATCACCTGATGCCACCATTTATTTTGAGCATGCTATCAAGATCAAAAAGCCATGGAAGGTGACAGGCCATGTAGACATGTTCTTCGAGCCTATCCCACAGTTGTTCCGAGCGGCTGAAATTAAGAGTCTGAGTGGCGATCTCTTTCCTAACCTACTTGCACCCTATATCCAACACGTTTGGCAGCTACAAACGTACCTTATGAGTTTGCCTCATGACTCTAAGATTCCAGTTACGATTGACGATCAGGTTGGGTATATCATCTACCTCTCGAAGAAAGAGCATGCTAATTTATTTCCTGTTAAGGTTTTCCCAGTGACACGAAATGATTTGATTGTTTCGCAGATCAGTGATAAACTCCTCACCTATAAAAAAGGAGTAAAGGCGTATCCCAAGCGACTTCCATCTCCTATTGATGAGTGTGAAAAGAAACAGTTTGACTGCTATCGTGCAAGGTACTGTCCTGCATTGAAGTCCTGCACAAAGTTCTATAAGGAGGGATTATGTTAGTTCTCGGTATCGACCCCGGCCCGAAATCGATGGGCGTTGCTTTATGGGATGCCAAAGCAGAGAAAATCCTCTTCACCAAAGAGGTCTCGTCTGATGATGTAATGCGTGGCATTCGTGATGTAGGAATGGAACATATACCGTACAATATCTTGCTACATGAAGGCACTCAGTACCATGATCACGATTGCTTTTTGGCTATTGAGCGCATCAGAGGGTACGGTATGGTCTCTGGTAATGAGACTTTTGATACGTGTGAATTTATTGGCGCTATGGCTGAGGCAGGCCGAGACTCATTCAAAAAGGTATTCAAGGTTCCACGTAAAACTGTCACTTCTCAGTTGACTGGCTCTCCCAAGGCCGGAGATAAGGATGTACGAGCCTATCTAATTGATAGACTCGGAGAGGTAGGTACCAAGAAGAATCCGGGGCCATTGTATGGTGTGGTTAATCACATGTGGCCAGCCCTTGCAGTTGCAATCTGTGTTGGGGACGCTTGGAAGTTGACCGAACGGAATAAGAAAAAGCAGAAAAAATGAAATCGCTTGCAAAAAACCCTTGACAAAAATTCTAACCTAATCTATAATTAGAATATGGCAACAAACACCAAAGGGATGTTTACTAATCAAATTTGAGGAGGTGATTTTTTGGAACCAACAATTAAAGATTTTTTAAAGGCAGGGTATCCAGCGTTGTTTCTTAGAACGGTGGAGCCTCAGACTGCCGAACGTCTGGTTAGGAAGGCTTGTTCTGAACTCCAGATGGACAATGTGCAATTTGGCGTGTGGAAGGCCACCACAGGATTGATGGTCAATAAAGTAAATGAGAAGCCAGAGACAGCACGAAAGGCGCAGGATGATCTGTTGGATGCTCTCATTGCTGTACAGAATGCGAAGCCCCCTTCAGTCATGGTTGCTTTGTTCCACAACGTTCGGCATTTCATTAACAACTATCAAGTGATTCAGCAGTTACATGATACGATCATGGCTGCAAGATTAGTTGGTAGTCATGTGATCTTGGTTGGGCCACAGCTTGATTTACCCTCTGAGCTTAAAAACCTCGTTACCTTCGTTGACGTTCCTTTGCCAACAAGGGAACAGATCGTAGAGGAGTACAAACGGCTCACAAGGGCGTACAAAGATGCGATGCATCTACCAAAAAAGGAGGAAGAGGTCGAGAGTTTGTTAGTTGATGCAGCCACTTCAGCAATCGGTCTGGATATGATCGGGGCAGAGAGTGCTTTTGCCCTATCTGTTGCTGTAAAGAAAACGGTTGACCTCCGTTTGATCACTGCACAAAAGGAACAGGAAGTAAGAAAGAGTGATGTGCTTGAATTCGTTAACGTGTCCGAGAGTATGGATGAAGTTGGCGGAATGGCAGCGTTGAAGGAATGGTTGAAACGGAGAGCCAAAGCGTTCACTGAGGATGCAAGGGAGTACGGCCTTCCATTTCCAAAGGGCATATTGACTGTCGGCCCTGCTGGAACTGGCAAGTCTCTCGTATCCAAGGCGGTTGCTGCTTACCTGAAACTTCCACTTCTCAGGCTTGACATGGGGAAAATCTTTCGATCACTCCAAGGAGAGTCTGAAGCTGCAATCAGGCTGGCATTGCAAGTTGCTGAAGCTGTAGCGCCTGTTGTCCTTTGGCTTGATGAAATTGACAAAGGGTTGGCAGGAATGAAAGGTTCTGGTGAGCTTGACTCAGGTGTCACGGCAAGGGTAGTCTCGACAATCCTGACATGGAGACAGGAAACCAAGGCAGCGATCTTCCTTGCTGCTACGGCAAACGATGTCGCTACTATTCCTTCTATGGTCTATCGGAAGGGTAGAGTTGACGAAGTATGGGCTACTGATCTTCCTACGCCTTCTGAGAGGGCTGAGATTTTTGCAATTCACCTTAGAAAGCGCGGAAGAGACCCTGAGAAATTTAACATTCAGACTCTTGTCAACGCCACTAACAATTGGGTTGGTGCCGAAATCGAAGCAGGTATTATAGATGGCATGTATTCTGCATTCGATTTGGACGAGGAAGTAAAAACAAAGCACATCTTGAGAGCCATCAAAGAAACTACTCCACAGGCTGAGCGGAACAAGGAAGAACTCCGCGCCATTCGTGAATGGGTAGCAACAAGAGCAAGACTTGCTTCAGGTGACATTGAAGAGTCTGCTGAAGCAGGAACGAAGATTCGCAGAATTAGAAGTACGAAAGATGATGACTAACAAAAAATCCAAGGAGGATTAACGAGTATGGCTACAAAGACTGCTACAAAGACAAAAGAGAAGGTTGGTGAAAGCTTGAAAGGGAAGGTAAAGTCCTCCCGAGCGGCAGAAGTCAGGTCAAAGATTGCAGAGCTTAACAATCAGATTGAGGCCGACTACCTTGATCTCGCAGGGCTGCTGTCCGAAGCCTACCACAAAGAGATGTACCTTGAATGGGGCTTCTCAAACTTCGAGGAATACTGCCAGAAAGAACTCGATACCAAGTATCGCAAGGCCATGTACTTTGTTGAGATTTGGGATAAGGTGAAGTCTCTTGGCATGCCCACAAAGAAGGTAAAGTCCATCGGCTGGACACGCATGAAAGACCTCGTCGCTGTTGCCACCGAGGAGAACATTGACGAACTGATCGAAAAGGCTGAGAAACAGTCCTCTCGTGAATTCACTGAAACTGTCAAAGAGTACAGGTCTCCGGGCGAAGCAAAACCCAAAGTCCACTCTATGAATTTCAAGATGGGCGAGACTGAGGCCGTCATCATTGCTGATGCTCTTGCTGAGGCAAAGAAAGCAACAGGGCAGGAAGATTCGGCTCTGGCCCTTGAGCTTATCTGTCAGGAATGGTTGGAGATGAAAGGCGTGTCTCCTGCAAAGACCAAGCTTGAGGATATGATCGCCTACGTTGAAAAGTCCTATTCTGTCAAGATCACTTCTGAGGCCGTTGAGTCCGAAGAGGAAGATGAGGAAGAGGAGGAGAAACCGAAGGCCAAGGCCAAAGGGAAGGTCAAGAAGGAAGAGAAAAAGAAAGAGGCCAAGAAACCTCCGAAGGAAGAGGAAGAGGACGAGGATGAGGAAGAAGAGGAAGAGTCCGAAGAGGAAGAGGACTTTGCCAGTGACGACTTCGATGATGATGATCTCGAAGAGGAAGAAGAGGAAGAGGAAGAAGAAGAAGAGGAGGAGGAGGAAGAGGAGGAGAAGCCCAAGAGTAAGGGTAAGGGCAAATCCAAACCTGCTCCCAAAAAGGCTGACAAGAAAGGTAAGAAGGGTAAAGGCAAGTCATCTGATGACGATGATGACGAGACCGATATCAACAAGACCCTCGGCCTGTAATGCTACATCACAATAAGGAAGGGCGGGGAAACAGTCCTCGCCCTCTCTTTTGCAAGTTCATAAACGAGAGGCCGAAATGAAGAAAGATACCCTACTTTATGCTGCACACTCAGGAATACAAAAGGCAGTTAGGAGGGGAAATCTTGATCTGGCCCATACATGCTTTGAATTGATGTGGGCAGACAAGCAGCACCAAAGTTGGTATAAATGGCGCTTTCCGATAATCGTCATAGAGGATGCTTACTATCTTGTAGGTGAGGTTGCAGACTTCTTAAACAAGCGAACTGACGATAAGAAAGAATGGAAGCGCATGCTCTATAAGGTTGTTCTTGCCACAAAGAATAAAGACTCATACGCTTTGTTGTCACTTGCCACAGAATCCATCGGCAACGCCGTCAAAGGTTCTGAACTTGCCCTTGTGCGGAAATTAGTTGATGGCATGACTGAAGAAAATATCAAGCAAAAAGCAGAAGATGCCTATGACTACCTGATGGAGAAACGTGAGTACACGACGTATGAGCAAAAAGCCATGCAGTATTTGAAGGCGCGAGCCTCCATGGGAGGGATGGTGTGGGATAGATACTCCATGCTGCCAACTATGGTGCTTATCTATAAGCGTGGCTTGGATAGAGACATGATCTTGAATCAGGTCGATGATGACGTTGAAGCTTACTTCCTGCTAAACGGTGATGACGCAAGACCCGAGGAGATCGCTATGCCTTGGTATGTCTTTGACATGCACACGAGAATAGGGATGGCGACAATGTCGATATACCTCAAGAAGCATGGCACCAAGATGGCTATCACACGCCCCCAACTTGAACGCTTGTGGTTCTTGAAATCTTCAGGGTTTGTGCCGTCAACGCTTGTGCGCTATCCGAAGGAAGGAAAGAAGCCCACATGTATTACCACTGCTTGGTGGGATAAGTGGCTTGCAATCGCTTGCAAGTTTGGCAAATACGATACTACCAAAAAGGCTGATGCAGTATGGCGGTCAATTGAGCATGATGTACAAGGCATTATCAAGTGGCTACTCATGAAAGAGGATAAGGAGGATTAGATGAACGTATTGGTAACGCCTTTGATGTACTCTTCTAAGAGGTTCACAGGCATAAGCAATGTCAACTTTTTTGCTGAGGCCGTGGCCCACGTAAATAAATTCAGGGATGACGTATATTGGGATTTTGCCGTACCCTGTACAAAGGAGTACATAGATTGGGACGATAGCGATTTTGCTCACCTTGAAAGGGTAAGGCTGTTACCTATACTATCACCCGCCGCCTCCGATGCCACAGTCTACAAAGATGGGTTTGCTGGAACTGATCAGCCTTTCTTCAGCCCGTTGTGTTTTAAGCATTTTTCCGAAAAAGACTTTCCAAAGTATGACGTTGTGCTGTCCAGATATTGTACTGCGAACTTCGTTGTTCGATGGCAGTCAGAGTATAGCGCAAAGTATCATTACATGTTGCCTAAGATCGGCCTCCCTGCGGTGATCAACGTGATCGGTGAGACTACTCTTGATAAGGACTTGCCGAAACTTGACTGCGAGACCGGGAGGCTACTCTTGGCAACAGGTATGGCTTCAAGTGCTTTGACACTGGTGTTGACTCCTGCGGATGTGTCGGAGATGCTGTCGATAGCAAGGTCAATGCTGTCACCTTCACAGGTTAAGAAATTAGCGATATACGACATCCTGCCAGCTATTGACAAGACTCGTGTGCCACAGCACCAACGTCCTCAAGATCGGTGTACGTTTTTTCATGGAGGCACGTTCGAGGCTAAGAGACATCTAAAATTCCTTGCTGAATCAGTAGAAAAGTTGTTCACGCTTGGAAAAAAGGCTAACCTCCAACTCTGTACGCAATGGGAAAAAGCACCACAATGGTTCCTTGAGCAAGGAGATTGGCTGTTGACCAAGACTGCTGTATCACGTAGTCAGTTTTATGAGGAAATGAAGAATGGCGATTTTGTCCTATGTTACATCGATTACGAAGGCACTGGCCTTGCCACTACTGAGTGCATCGTTTCTGGCATGACACCTATTATCATGCAGCGCCCTTGGAACAAAGGAAGGTACTCGCCTACCTATCCTTTTTACTGCAAGAACGAGAACGACTTCGTTGCTGCTATGAACTTCTGCGCTTCTAATCCAAAGAAGGCCAAGGAGATAGGGCAGACTGAGATTGCTCGTGTTCGTCGGGATTGTGATAGTCTTATCATTGGTGAGCGTTGGTCGGCATTTCTGGACAAGGCTGTAGCTTTTAGGAATAACGAAACTCGAACTCGTGCAAAGGGTCATTTCATGCTTGATCTTGTAGGTAAGGCCGTAAGCACCCTGCCAGATCAATTCACGAAAGAGGAGCTAATCAAAGCAGTTGCTCTACAGTCAAGAAGTCTGGACAAATCCAAAGTAGTTGCTATGTGGTGGGTAGTCCGAGCTTGCGCCATGGCTTCAGGAACAAAAGAGATCAGTCCTACAGATTGGAGGAAAGAATGAGAGTCCTATTTCTTAACAGCTTCGAGTTTCCACCTAATGCACTTGCGGATTCGTCCTACACGCTGACCAAGCGAATTATAGAGCATTTGCCAGATGATTTTTTCTCGATCTTTCTCATGCCTACTCGTGACTTAAGTGGAAGAAGAAGATATGGCTTTATCGGAGACCCGGAGGAGATAGAGCGCTGTGAGTATATCTATACTCCACTGCTATCTGGAAGGCCAGAGAGCGAGTTGCTGATCTCAGATGCGCTTTGGGATTTGTTTAATCCTATGAATGGTAGTAGGGTTGATTACGATGTAGTCATTACAAACAATTCGATTGTTGGGCAACGCCTCGTTGATTGGTTTACTTCATCTAAGGGCCAAGCTGTCCTGCCTCCAGTGATCGTCCTTGACTATTGTACTCCGTTCATTGGGAGTGCTTGTGATCTTGGGTACCTACGAGATGAGCCGAGAAAAGTGCTGTCCCACTATGTAGGCTTTGCGAATGCTGACAAGACCTTTTTCTTTACTGACTATTCCAAGAGGAAGGCTTTGCAGCAAGCCAGAGAGTTGCTGTCTCCTGCACTTGTCAAGCGGTTTGCTGCTCGTTCAGAGGTACTGCCGATCTTTTTTAGTTATAAAAAACTCGATGAGACCGTGAAGGATGTACCGAAGCGAGAGAGTGTCACCGTGTACTGGGGTGGGCGATTGACCGCGACTAAACGAGTAGCCATGGCCCTTGAGACTGCTGACTACCTCTTTTCCTTTGGTAGAGACCTTCGGATGGTTGCTACTATTCCGGGGCGTGAGCCTGCAATTGACAAGATGCTTGTAGGTAAGCAGAAGCATTACCCGAAACAACTTGAGACTCACTTTGGCCTAACGCAGATAGAAGCATGGAAGATCATGGCTTCATGCCAAATTTCCATCTTTCCTCAGTCCTTACGGTATGGCCCCGCAGCCCCCATGGAACAGATCAGGGCTGGCCTTATTGTGCTGATCAACAAAGCTGATTCAGTAGGTGTCCTGCCTGAAGAGTATCCGTGGTTTTGGTCATCTCCTACTGAGCTTCAGGCACTTATCCGTAGGGTTATCGCTAACCTGCCAGCAGAGATGGCGAAGCAAGCATACTGGCGTGAATGGGTGAAAGAGCATAGGTCAATAGAGAATAACATAGAGCGTCTTATCACTACGATCAAGGAGCTACATGTGCCTGTTGCACAGCATTTTAAGAAACAGCAGTCGAAGCTGATCACAGGCAGGCTTACTGACCATGTAGCGAATGAACGATGGATTGAATACATTAACCGTTTGCTAAAGGAGCATGCGGTGTATGGGCAATTGAAGTACGTGAATAATCCGATCATGTCGAATCCGTCTTTATGGGCTGTATTCCAGACTTTTGTGGCCCATGGGTTCGTCAAAGAGACTGTTTCTAACCCACTAATCGTTTCATAGTTAGAGTAAAATAAATGTTGCCTCGCTGCAAAAAGAATGGTTAAATGTATCGAAAGGAGAGTAAGTCATGCATATACCTCTGTTTAGAATGCCCGTAGGGAAAGACACTTTAAGATTGGCCCACAACGCAGTCAAGGATGGCTTCTGGAGTGGCGGTAGTGGCGCAAGCCAAGAAGAACTTCGTTCGCTGATCTCCAAGTATACCAAGAAAAAGTATGTCACTCTTGTCAACTCTGGTACGGCAGCATGTAGAGCGGCCCTGTTTGCTACCATTGGTTGGGAGCGGAAGTCAACGTCAAATCTTCGATCAGTTCTTACGACTTCCTATAGTTGCGCTGCTAACCTCTTGCCTATAATAGAGATGGGTGCAGTGCCATGGTTTGCTGATATAGAGCTTGACACTTTTGGAATGATCGCAGATCGCATGACCGCCACAGTTGGAGCGGTTCCATCTGCCATATTCCTTGTTCATATCTATGGGGAACGTTGTCGCGATGCTGACAAGTTCTTGGAGTACTCACACGAGCTTATGGTACCTGTCATTGAAGACTTCAGCGAATGCATGGGTATGACGTTTGATGACTTACCGACTGGTGACATTATCGTTGCCAGTCTTCGTGCTGAGAAGCTTTGGGGGTGTGGAGAAGGTGGGTTTGTCGCTACAAATGACGAAGGGTACCATACCTTGATTACCCAGTTTTGCAATCGTGGCAAGCCAACTTTGGCTAACCCTTATTGGTACACTACGTATGGCGACAATGTGATGATGCCCGGAATTACGGCTGCGGTAGCCCTTGGGCAGCATGAGATTCTTAGAAAGCATGTCGCTGGTAAGCGTAGGGTGGCCCTTTGGTACAGAGCCAGTCGTGTATTCCAAGAGGTCGGCATTTGGCAAGCGCTTGCAAAAGGTGGAGTAGCTTGGCTGAACTGCCTTATGCTCAATCCTTCCACACAGATCACGGCGGCTGATTTAGCCAAAGCCCTTCGTGCTGATGGCGTAGAGACCCGTCCTGCCTTCTATCCTCTTCAGTGTTACGCAAAGAACTTGGGAGTTGGCTGGATTGGCTCGACTGGAGAGAACGCTAAAGCACTACATAGAAACGGCATAGTGCTGCCGTCTCCTTACGATCTCACAAAGGACGAGTTTCGATATATTGAATCTTGTATAAGGAGGTACCTAAAGGTATGAAAGCTTTAATCACTGGCATCAAAGGAATGGCGGGGTCGCATCTTCTGGATTTGCTTGTTGGGCGTGGCGTTGAAGTTTTTGGGTGTGATTTGCCGAATGCGCCCAATGCCATAGAATGTCACAAATCCCAGTTTACCTACTCTGATACGGATATTCGTGACTACGTAGAGTTGAAGAATTTCTTCGATTTCGTAAAGCCTGATGTTGTCTTTCACCTTGCGGCTGAGCCTTTTGTGCCTGACTCATGGAAAGACCCTGATGGAGTTGTGAATACTAACATTCTTGGCACTATTCACGTCTTGGAGTGTGCAAGACAGATGGAGAATAAACCCACAGTCCAGCTTGCAGGTTCCAGTGAAGAATATGGCATGGTGCATCCAGAAGAGATTCCGATTCATCCAAAGGTTCAGCCCTTCCGTCCACTATCCACGTATGGAGTTACCAAGGTTGCCCTTGAGCTTCTTGGGTACCAGTATTTCTACAGTTATGGCCTCAAGACCATTACCACAAGAACCTTTAATCATACAGGCCCACGTCAGAATAGGCAGTACATCACTGCTGACTTCTGCGCCCAAGCCCTTGAGTATCAGTTAGGTAAACGCACAGCTATCGTTCATGGGAATCTCGATTCAGTCCGTGACTATACCGATGTTAGGGATATCGTTCGCGGCTACGTGATGGCGGTTAACCTCGTGTCCTCCACTGGTATTGGTGGGATGACTGTACAACTTGGCGGTGGGGTAGTGATCAGTGGTCATGAGCTACTGGCAAGAATAACGCGCATTCTCGGAATTACGAACCTTAAGACAAAGATGGCCCAAGATCGGATGCGTCCATCAGATGTTATGCTTTTGGCGGGAGACTCATCGATCTTTACTATGCTGACAGGTTGGAGGCCACAGTTCACACATGACCAGACCCTTCGGGATACATTATCGTACTGGAATTTACGGATATAGGAGGATGTAGATGGCAAAGACTAAGACACGACTTGACAAACTAACATCGGACAGCGAAGGCACAGCTATCAAGGAGAAAGTAGTCAAAGCTCCTGTAGATGAATATGCAAGAACTTATGAGCATGGGGAGTCTGTTCGCATTCCCATTGAGCGAATTGAAGTAAACCAGTGGAATCCGAACGAGATGTCCATTTCGGAGTTTAATCTGCTCTCTGACAATGTTGACAAGGTTAAGTTCCTTCAGCCTATCCTTGTGGTACCCCTTCCGCTTAAGAAGGGCGAGCTTCAGCGTTTCAGGATAGTTGATGGTGAGCATAGATTCGAGACGATGAAGATCAATGATGAAAAGATGATTCCGTGTGTGGTAGCTGACCCTGCTATCTTTGATGAAGCGACACAACGTAAGCAGACCGTCAGGATGAATATGATTAAAGGTAAAGTCAACACAAAGAAGCTTGCAAAGCTTGTTGACGATCTCATAGAGAACTTCGGTCAGTCCTATGATGAAATGGCCTATGAGCTTGGCTTTCCTGATGCTGATGCGTTTCAAAAGTTACTTGATCAGACTCGGGACAACTTGCCGAATGAGGATATGAAGAAAGAGTTCGACAAGGCCAGAAAAGAGATCAAGACTGTAGATGATCTTAGCATAGTTTTGAATAGGCTGTTTACTGAATACGGTGACACTCTGCCAGCGAACTTCATGGTACTCGACTTTGGAGGGAAACAGCACCTTTGGGTGCGAATGGCCTCGAACGAGTTTCCAAAGATTAAGACCCTCGCCAAAAAGGTTATGGCTGGTGGTAAGACGTTTGATAGCTTTTTGTCACATCTCCTTGCGGCTCTCAACGTTGAGCAGTTTATGGAAAAGAACTCAGACCACCTGAAAGATATTGAGGATGAGACTGGGGAGCTTGAGGCTTTGGGCCTTGAGGACTTAATGCAATAGGTGACACATGGAAGAACCAAACGATATCGCGGGAAAGGTAGAGATAACGGCTGCTGATCTTATCCACAGGCTGAGAGAGGCTGTCCAGCCAGAAGGAAGAAAGGGATTGTGGCTGAGACACCTGAATGATAAACAACTTGCAGAGGTGTATCATCGATTGCGCTCAGGGCAAACGCTGCACCGCGTAGTTACTGTCGTTCAACGTGATTGGGGAATTATGAAGACCTCAGAAGTGAAATCGCTTGCAAGGGGTTTGAAGAAGTTTAAGTTGAAAGTTCTTGGCCTCTTTCAACAAGCCACAAATGCCAAAGATAAGGAAGCCAACAGACCACTGACAAAAAGAGCAAGAAAGATTGTCGAGCATCTTGATGCCATGGAACGTTATCGTTGGCTTATTGATGTACAAACTGAAAGGATTGAAACGTATTTAGGTAGGGAAGCTAACCTGTTACCAATGAAACAGACTGCCATAGAGATGCAGCTTCTCTCTGGCATGCTTGATAAGTATCTAACGTTTGCAATTCGCCTTGGTATTCTATCGGAGAAGCCCTCTGAGTTCAACCTTAACATTAAACATAAATTTGATAAGTTTGTAGGTGGCTTATCTGATGGAGGCTCACGAGTAGTACAGGCGGCCCACAGGTTCCTTGAGTTGGCGGAAAAATCAGCGATTCGTATGGAACTTGACCCCGAGACTGGGCGCTACAAGCCTGTTGAAAAGGTACCAAGTTCTGGCCCTGACTTGCTGGACGAGATTGCGAGAAAGGCTTTGGAGAAAGGTGATGAGGACTGATGCTCTATCGTTTGTACCAGTAGAAAGAGGTATCGAACATGTCAACTACATAATTGCAACAACACAAGGCATGAAGCCGACAGATGAGCAGGCCATGAATCTGCTTACGGCTTCGTGTCCGATCTTTGACACCGATCTCGGTGAATGCTATCGCTTTAGTGATCTGCAAGCATTTACCGCTAACCTCGTGAATGCCATTGAGAATAAAGATTCGTCCTACCTACGAATGCAGCGTGGCCTTAAGGTAGATCAGATAGTATCGGTTGAAGAGTTCTGCGAGAGCAAAGAGTATATGGGCCAGAAAGACAACTTACGGCCTGTGGTCAAGCGTGGCCTTGTTGAATTGTTCTCTCATGATAGATACATCGAATGCGTTTTGACAGGAAGTATTGGTTGGGGGAAGACATATTTCTCGTATCTCGCCATGGCCTATATGATCTACAAGCTCTCATGCTTCTATAACCCACAACTTGAGTATGGCTTGGCCCCCGGTTCGAGCATCGTGTTTATCCAGCAGTCACAGAAGTATGAGCTTGCCAAAAAGGTTGTGTTTGATCAGTTCTCCAATATCCTTCGTAGAAGTCCATACTTTACTGAACGTTTTGCCTTTGACCCCGAAGTCAAGTCTGAGCTTCGGTTTCCATCTAATATTCTTGTCCTGCCTGTCGGTGGCTCAGATACGGCGGCAATTGGTATGAACGTGTTCGGCGGTGTTGTTGATGAGATGAACTTCATGGCAAAAGTCAAGCACTCTGAGCATACTGGCGGTGAGGAATACGATCAGGCAGAACAGATTTATCGATCTTTGATTCGTAGGATGAAATCAAGGTTCATGCAGTTCGGAGAGCTTCCGGGCAAATTGCTGTTGATATCATCTGTCAACTATGAAGGAGACTTCACCAGTAGAAAGCTTGAGGAGGCAAAGACCGACCCAACGATTTTGTCTTTGTCCTACGCCCAATGGGATGCACTGCCAGCCGATAGGTTTACAGGTGAAAAGTTTCTCGTTGAGGTTGGAAGTGCTGAGAGGCAATCAAGAATCATTCGTGACCTTGATCATGCCTTACATGTTGAGTCGGTTATTCATGTTCCTGTGGAGTATAAAAGAGACTTTGAGCGTGATATTGAGGCTGCACTAAAGGACTATGCAGGTATTACCACTGGAGTTCGGAGGCCGTTTATTCCATTCAGGGCTGAACTGTTACGATGCCAAGAGGAATATGTCAAGATGACTGGAAGGCCCAATCTGTTCAAAGTCAATGAGTGTATCATCTCAGAGCTTATGGAGGAGTACGGTGGAGACTTTTCATACTTGATCGACGAAGATTTCTTTGATGATATGTACCTTACTGAGTCCATAGCCTTTGCTGCACACTGCGACGTTGGGTTGACAGGTGATGCTGCTGGCTTTGCAGTAGGTCATATTGCAGGGTATAAGTTGCTCGCTTCTGGTACCTACTTTAATAAGCGTACACAGCTTTTTGAGGTAGTTAGAGATATGAGAGCGCCTTTGTACATGATAGATGGTGTTCTTCGGCTTGTGGCTCCACCTTCAGGTGAGGTTGAGCTTGATTATGTAAGAGAACTGATATTATACCTACGTTCAAAGCTGAACCTAAAGTACTTCTCGGCAGACTGGTATCAATCCGCCCAGTTGCTTCAGACTTGTAGGCGTGTGAAGATTCGTGCGGGTGTGTTATCTGTTGATGCCTCCATAGAACCATACACCGAAGTCAAGCTTTCGATCAAGGACGAGCGTATCATGTTGCCTAACTATGACTTTCTTGGCAAAGAGCTTAGAGAGCTTAACGTGATGACGA